ACTTCCACCGTTTCCGCCAAGGAGAACATATCACGGATAACCTTCTGGAAGTCCGTGGAGGGCATCGTAATAGTTGTCTGGAAGGCGACAGGCGGAATCTCAATCGGGTGAATATCTAGTTCAATCAGGTTCAAGTGATACTTGGTTGTCTTCTGGTTCTCACCGTTGAGCGTTGTGATGCTGAGGCGTGTGGTGTCCTCCTTCTCCATGCTGAGGATGAGGGACTCATTGTTGCTGACCGTCTTAATGAGCTTGAAAAAGTTAATCATGTTAAGACCAAGAATTAGACGCTGCGGGCAGTAGAACTCCTCAAACCACTCGGAATGAAGACGCAGGTGAACTAAGACTGTCTGTGTTCCATCCATCGCAATGATCTTTAAACCATTGGGATCAATCTCCAGATTAGCCTCTGTAAGAATTTCCTTCAGAGCCTCAATCAAAATACGGAAAGGACTTGCCTTTACCGTGCGGATACGGAATGCGTGTTTTTCAGAATCCATTGCGTTTAATTTGTTTTTGCCGACTTGCGTTTAAATACGGTTCCTCGTACCCTTCTTACTTTTGAGGGTTTGGAGCAACTTGTAACCCAGATAAATGGAAAGAGGAGCTGCTAGAGCCTCAACATTCTTCAAGAAGGGTCCCATCACTGTAGGGGAAAATCCGCCGCGCATCTTGCGGGTACGGTTTAGCTTTTGCTGCTTCTGTTGCTTTTGCTTCTGCTTCTTATAGCCTCCCCTCTGGCTCATCAGAGCGGGGCGAATCATTGAGGTGGTCGCATTCGTTGAGACTTGAGTCCCTGGGAGAGATGGCAGGCCAGATGTGGTAGGCGCAAAATAACTTTGGGGAAGGGAAGTGGCTGCTCCACCGCGTTGCTTACGGGTTCTAGCAGAAGGCATTTCTACTCTAGGCTGAGTTTTTACCGGCGTTGCTTTCGGGTCCGGCGATTTGAACGAGATGGTATTTTATAAAAACCATTCGCATTTAGAACTCTGTAAAAATTATTAAACCTATTTCTTTCGTTTTTCTCCATTCTTTCGTTTTTATAAATAAGTTCCAAATGATTTAGAAGATCAAAAATTGTACCTCTTTCATCGTCAAAACGCTTAAAAATGTCACTAAAATGAACCTCCATATGTGCTTCTAAATAATTTTGGATGATTGGTCTTTCTTCTGCTGGTTCATGTTGCGCAACCCGTCTGTTAATTTGTTCTGTTATTTTTCTACGCTTTTCATTTTCCCATAGAAATTTGTTAACTATTTCCTCTGACACTTGCCCAGGCGCATTTCCATCATTTCTTTTATATTGAAGAAAGTCTAATAATTCCGGTAGATCATCTTTTAATCTTGAAGCATCAAAATTTTCATCAAAAATATGGGTTAAGCGTTCCCACAGTCCTTCATCATATGAATTTTTGTTTAAAATAAGATTGCTTCTTTGAAGAGCTATAATTTTTAAATTTTCTCCAGCAGTTTGTTGCTGATTATTTAATAACATTTTAATATAGTCGCTGTGTGTGTACCAATAGTAAAGCCAGAGGCCACTTAGTTGAATTGTTTCTGAAGACATATCTACTTGGGCTAAGTAAAAAACTTTCAGCAATGTCCGCCACTACTTAAAAATTTGTCTAAATTTTTATGATTTGGTTGTCATCTTCATGATTACGCAGTAATCAAATGAAAGTGTCTGCCACTACTTAAAAATTTGAAACCCTAAGGAACGCTTATAAACGCAAGGCAGAATGAATCCGGAAAATTACACGAAGAAGGAACACGAGGAGCATATCTTGGATCTCCCCGATACGTATATTGGGTCAATTGATACAGAGACACAGAGCCGATGGATCTTTGATCCCGCAATTAAACGCATGGTATGGAAGAAGATTCAGTTTTGTCCAGGTTTCTTTAAGATTTTCGATGAGGTTCTTGTTAATGCTACAGACCACTTTGTAAAGCAGCAGGAACGTATTCGTAAGAAAGAGGCAGGTGTCAATCCAGTAACCCAGATTCGGATTGACCTGTCTCATACACAGATTTCTATATCAAATGACGGTGAAGCTATTCCAACTGACATACATCCAGAATACAAGATTCCTCTCCCCGAACTAATTTTCGGTCAGTTACTAACCAGTGGAAATTATAACAAAGAGGAGGAGAAAATTACTGGTGGCAAGAATGGCTATGGTGCAAAGCTTACCAACATCTTTAGCAAGGAATTTTCTGTGAAGATTGTCAATGTCAAAGCACAAACTCTAACAACTTATACTTGGAAGGACAATAAAAAGGTCAAGTTGGATCCGGTGACAAAGAAGATGAAGGCAACTGAGCCGAAAACCATGATTACTTACAAACCGGATTTGTCGCGCTTTCACTGGTCTGACAATGGTGATGAAATCACCGAGATTCCAGCAGATATGCTTGATGTCTTGAAGACGCGATGCTATGAGGCTGCTGTCTGTGTTCCCGGTTGTGCGATTTATCTGAATGGCACTCCCATTCCTATTCCGTCAATGGCCGCATATATGGAACTCTTCGCACCTCTAGATGCCGCAGGTCTACCGGATGATATCAAGAAGTTGACACCTAAGAAGCGGCGCGATGCTCTTATCGCATATGAAGATGCCGGTGAACGCTGGGAAATTGGTGCGATTCTGACAAGTCGTCTCTACAAGGATGACCCCCCTAATAACCGCCATCTTTCTTTCGTAAACGGTATTCAAACACGCGAAGGTGGAAAGCATGTTGATCATGTTGCAACTTATGTTCTTAAGGAGTTCTGCGAACTGGCCAAGAAGAAGAAGGTAGAAGTAACACCTCCGCTTCTTAAGGATTCGCTAACATGGTTCATTCGCTCTGTTATTGTAAATCCAAACTTTGACAGCCAGACAAAAGACGAGCTAACTACACCTGTAGCAAAGTTTGGTTCTAAGCCTAAGATTTCTGATAAGTTTGTAGAATCCCTAGTGAAGATTGGTCTGCTAGACGAAGCTCAACACATTCTAGCAGCTCGCCTCATGAAGGATGCTAAGAAGACGGATGGAAAGAAGCGCGCTTCTGTGCGTGGCATCGTAAAGTTGGAGGATGCTCTTTGGGCAGGGACGGCGAAGTCTAATGAGTGTACCCTCATTCTTACTGAAGGAGATTCAGCTGCATCTACTGCGATTTCAGGTCTCAAGGTTGTAGGTCGCGAACGTTATGGAGTTTTCCCTCTGCGTGGTAAGCTCTTGAATGTGAAAGATATGGCGATGGCAAAGAAGAATGCCAATGCTGAACTCAACCAAATCAAGCAGATTCTGGGTTTGTCATATGGTCAGAAGTATACTAAACTGGAGCAACTTCGCTATGGTCGTGTAATGATTATGACTGACCAGGATGTGGATGGGTCGCACATCAAGGGACTTCTCATTAATCTCTTTCACACAGAGTGGCCCGAACTTCTAAAGATGGGGTTTCTCTGCTCGTTGCTTACTCCTCTGCTAAAGGTTTTCAAGAGTGGAAAGGAGCCTTTATCTTTCTACAGCCAGCAGGAGTACGATAAGTGGTCCGCAGCAAACGATGGAGGCCGCGGCTGGAAGAGCAAGTATTACAAGGGATTGGGAACTTCTACGGCGGCTGAAGCTCGCGAATACTTTGAGAATATGACAACGGCCGATTTTGAGTGGGATGCGGCTGCTGACGGTTCAATTGACATGGCCTTTAACAAGAAACGCGCAGATGACCGTAAGAATTGGTTGGCGACCTATGATGCAAAGCGTGTTCTCACTGTTGAGAAGGGCGGGTCCAAGATTCCCTACACCAAGTTTATCAACGATGAACTAATTCATTTCTCATCGGCGGATAATATTCGGTCTCTGCCCAGCATTTTAGATGGTCTCAAACCGGGTCAGCGAAAGATTCTATGGGCGTGCTTCAAGCGTAATCTAACACAGGAGATTCGTGTAGCCCAGTTGGCAGGTTATGTCTCTGAAACGGCCGCATATCACCACGGTGAAGCATCACTAACAAGCACAATTATTGGCATGGCCCAGATCTTTGTCGGCTCCAACAATATTAATCTGCTGGCCCCTAATGGTCAGTTCGGAACTCGTCTAATGGGTGGAAAGGATGCTGCTTCTCCTCGTTATATCCATACCCATCTAGAGCCGGTGCTCAAGACGATTTTCCGCAAGGAGGATGAGCCAATTCTCACACATGTTGATGATGATGGTGTGGCTGTAGAACCGGAGACATATTTCACAACGATTCCAATGCTTCTAGTCAATGGCAGCATCGGTATTGGTACGGGTTTCTCCACTGACATCCTGCCATACAATCCGGTAGACTTGGTCTCGGCAATCAAGGATCGGCTTTCTGGAATTGTTTCTGACCTGACCAAGCGTGTATTTCAGCCATGGTGGCTCGGTTTCCGCGGCGCAGTGAAAGCAATGGAAGGCAGTAAGGGGTGGGCAACATCGGGTATTATTAAGTGGGATGATGAGAAGCATCAGATTCGTATCAAGGAACTGCCTGTTGGTATGTGGACGCGGGACTACAAGGAGTTCTTAGAGGGGATGTTGGCTGGCGAATGCGCTGGAATGGATGAACAGGGAGGGAAGCTGACCCTTAAGAGTTTTGAGGAAGCATATAATGATGTAGATGTGGACTTTATCCTGACGCTGTCTGAATCGTCCTACTGGCATTTCCGGCAGACACCTGCGTACGAGACTGAATTTATGGCAAAGTTCAAACTTGTTTCAACATTCAGGTTGACAAATATGGTGGCATTTGATTCTGCTGGAAAGATTCGGCGGTATACAAGTGTGGGTGAAATCATTGAGGAGTTCATTGGTGCTCGTCTAGGAGCTTATGTTAAACGTAAGATCCATAAGTTGAATGCTCTGAGGAGTCAGCTTCTGGAGATGCAGGCCAAGCGTAAGTTTATTATGGCTGTAATTGATGGAACTCTTGTTATTGGTAAGACAGAGGACTCGGTTCTTTTAGCAGGTCTCCAGAAGTTGGAACTGCCTGCGCTGTCTAAGGGTGAAGGACTTGATGGTTATGAATATCTCTTGCGAATGCGCATTGACCGCCTCAAGGCTTCTGCTGTTATCACATTGGAGGGAGAAATCGCAGGTGTTGAAGAGGAAATTAGTGTGCTAGAGGCAACCACTGCGGAAAAGTTGTGGCTAAATGATTTAGATGAGTTCATGGCAGCTTGGACTCCTTATACTGAATGGCGTCAGGAAGTGAATGTTCCGGCGGAATCTACTGGTCCTAAGCCTAAGAAGAAGGTTGTTAAAAGAAAGGTTTAAGAGGAAGACTCTTAGTTCCAGCACGGCTTATATTAACCGGTTGTAACATTGGAACAGGAAGAGTTGTAATATCCTTACGATACTGATGGTACATATCTACTTCACTTAGAATCTTAGGCACTGCGTAATTTACAACATATGTATTTAGTTCTTGGATTTGCTCTTTTATATTACATTCTAGATTTTTACCATACTGATAATACATTGCGCGCATGATAATCAGTAGATTTTCGGCACTTTGAGGACCTACGCGGTATTTCCCCTGGCTTCTGGCATAAACTTCATATTGAAGACGATTTTGGACAATTTGTACATTTGCTGGACTAAAAAAGGTCGTATTTAGTGTATTTTTTTCAACATTGCCTCTTACTAAGTCAGCCGCAACTGTTGAATTTAGGGATGTTGCGTAGCTAAATTGATTGGCGACCTGATTAAATGATCCAGTTGCGCTCTGCGCGGGTTCAAGATTTACACGACCGTTCATTCTCTCTATTTTAGTTACAGGATTAAAAAAAATCTTTTTATAGTGTATAAAAGAATGTCTGTCATGCGCGCTCCTGCTCAAATCAACCAGAGCAAGTTCTTCATCAACGTATCTTCATGCCACAATGCCATCTTTTCTCTTAATGCGGCAAATGGTGCCATACCTCTTAATAGTCAGGGCGGTTGGTTCTCATCACTTATGGCCTACAATAACGTCAGCACCCCTGGTCAGGTTATTGTGAAGGACATGGGTCGCTCTGTTTTTGTCAGCACGCAGTCAACTGTCTACCGTAAGGTTCAGTTGGTTACACCTCGTGGCGTTGGTGGTGCTTTTGGCGAGACTGGCACAGCAAACGGTACGGACTTTGCCACAGGCTACATTGAGCTCGGCTGGTTTGACGGAGCCGCGGGAGGAAACAGCTACGGTTCTCAGGGCACGGTTGCTGGCCCTGGATCTATCTCCGTTTGGGCGCGTACTGGTTAAATATAGAAATCTAAATAATTACTTACTATACAAATTTCAGCGCATTTATACTGCCAGAAATTTAGTATAATTTTTATAAGGTAAAGTAGAGATGGCAATATCAAAGAGAACTCTTGATTTTCTTGCTCGGATATACACACCACTTGCTTTTGGCATTTTACTCTTCTTTGTTTATGTTGCATTAACGGGAACATACCTAGATAATCAGGGGCGTCCGTTTTTGGCGATTGGCGGCGGCTTATTTATCGCGGCTCTCTTCTGGATGTTCTACGTCCGCTGGTTTGTAGCAGCGTCGCAGTTTACTTACCCCACTTGGCCTCCGTATCTTTCATCTTGCCCTGACTATCTGACTTTTATGGGGACGCATACATCCGGCAAAATGATGTGCGTTGATTTTATCGGTGTTTCTCGTCGTAACGGCCTGAAGAAATCGGACCCTCTCCTCCCGCCCAGGCCTGAGGAAAAAGATTACATTTTCTTAACATCTACAACTGACACCCAGCAGAAGAAGTGTAACGATGCTCTGAGCCGCGGTCTATCTTGGGCTGGAGTAACGGCTGGCACAGGCTGTGCGTAAAAATACATTTGTTTATATTTCATCTAAGTTTATCTGCCCATATAAAACATGGACGGACAAATCTAAGAAGGATGGCTGAAGAAATTCATCAAGACATATTTCTAAAACTTGTAGAATGGGCCAGTAAATCAGGTCGGCGCAACCCAGTTGCTGTATTTTTATACGGAGGCCCTGGTGTAGGAAAAACAACTCTAGCATATCGTGTATGTGCTGCGTCCAACTTACGAGCAGTTGAATGTAATGCTAGTCATGTGCGAAATCGTGCGGGTGTTGCGGAGATTATTCAGCCGTTACTTCAAAGTAATAATGTTGCGGATTTTTTCCGTCCTGAAGGTCATCGTCCTCTTGGTGTAATCTTGGATGAGATTGATGGAATGTCTTCGGGTGACCGCGGAGGTCTTACTGAAATTATTAAAGCCCTGAAAGAATACACGGGTGTAAATGCGATTTTCTGTATCAGTAATGAGTGGGCTGACAAGAAATATCGTCCTCTAATGAGATTATGTTTATCATTTGAAATTATTCCGCCTTCTATTAGCGAAATTCAGAATCTCCTTATTAAAAAGCATCCGGCAGTAACACCGAGCCCTGATACAGTAACAGAATTATCCCTTCTTCATCAAGGAGATTTACGGAAAATTCTTCAAATCTGGAGTACTAATGTTCAGAAATATGGGTTGACTAAAAGCGGGGAGTTTAAACCGCGAATTGAAAGCACAAATCGGATTAGTCGCTTAGAAAACCTAAAAGCAGCTGTAATGCAGATTCTCAATAATCAAGTGGATATTATGCGTGAAGTAGCTCTAGAAAATAACGATATGAACTTGGCGGGTCTTCACTTACATGAAACACTTCCGCATTGGCTAAAGAGTAATATCACAGATACCCGCAAATCATATCAATATTATAGGACACTTTTACATGACATCCTTCAATCTGATAGAATTGATTATTATACATTTTTCTTTCAGTACTGGAATTTATTTCCCTATTCCTATACCGCAAAACTTCAAGCAGTTAATACCCGTCTTTTTTTTGAATTAATGAATAGTATTAAAAAACCAGTAAAGGATATTACAATGGTTTATACTGCTGTTCTAAGTCGTCAATCATGGCTTTTTAACCAGTTTAAATATTTGGGTGAAGTCCGAGACTTTTTATCAAATCATAAATCACCCCATCGGAATGCGGGATTTGAAGGAGCGTATCGCATCCTCATTGCTTTTGCGGCTTCCAATAAGACAGCAAACGCGTGGTTTGAATTAACGTGTGTTCGTGAAATGCCTCCCGTAGAACGTCTTGAAAAATGGTTAGAAGTTTTATTACCACCACCCGTTCGTCCAATCCACGGGTCTCGTATTGTAGTTCCTATTGCTGTAGCTGTTCCAACTCCTGCGACACGTGTACCGCGAAAGAAGGCTACAAAGGCTACGAAAGCTAAAGATGAAGAATAACATTTCCCTGATCTTGTGCCAGAAAGTGATTAGAATCATATGCGGCTCCAGTCTCATTCGCATGGAGTAGATGGATAACCTCCAATTCGGCCTGCCGACCAAAACGATATGCGCGACCAATAATCTGCTTCTCAATCTCCTCTGCCATCCTGTGGAACAGAATGACATGGGTAGCTACTTCAATGTTAAGACCAGCTCCAAAGTGACGGGCATTCAAGCAGAGAACCTGATGCTTGCTCTCGCCGAACTCACGGATAATCTTCTGAATACGAGCAGATGTCCCGTTTACCATGCTATACGTAATACCCTTCTCCTCAAAGATAGGAGTCAACTTATTGAACGTCTTGTCATAGTTGCTAAAGAGCAGAACCTTGGCCGACTTATTGCTATCTAGAAACTCTAGAAGACGGACTGCCTTAGTCTTTTCCTCATTTGTCAATGGCTTAGTTTCCTTCTTCTTATCCTTTGGCTGTGCTTTTTCACCAAGAACTTTGAGTTGACTGAGAGAAATATTTGCGCGGCAGAGGGGACAGGCCGGATTACGGCGGAGTGACTCAACCATACAGACGAAACAGAAGAGATTCTTACAGCAGGGTGTTAGTGTTGGCTTCTCTAGGTCGCAGAAGCAGATGGGGCACGACTTATCCTTGTACTCGGTTACCCGCTCTTTCAATGCAACCAGTTTTGCCTCAATCTCAGTGATTTTTCCGTCGCACTTTTCCTTCTCCTCCTGTTTGGCCTTCTCTGAGGGAAAGATGGTTGACATACGATAGTCCCGGAACTTAATGGCAGTATCTAGTTGCTGCTGGAGATGTTTAGTTACACCCTCCACAATATTTGTAGCAGAATCCTCTTGGATACCAAGCGCTTCAAGCGCAGATTCATGATCTCCAGCATGAAGCATCTCCATAACCTGTGGGCCAATCATGTCATGGAGAAGCTGAACATTCTGCGGGATGGCACAGATCCACCTGTGATGAATGATTTCGGGCATCTTGAGGGACTGCTGGATAAAATCCTCGTTATTGCGGAGAATTAGACGCCAACTGTAATTTGTACGAAGAGTACTATGTGACGTGGAGACGCACATGCGACTGACAATATTATTGCGACGGACGCCCTCAATCCGGATATAATTTCCTGAGTTCTTGAAGGCATCCCATGCAAGTGGATAGAGTAGCTTTGAAGCTTCTTGGCGCCAAATATTTGTAAATGAGGGAAAGACCATGTTTAACCAACTGGCAGAAATGAACCAGTAGAAAGCAGCACGAACTGCGTCTTCGCCTGTAATGGAAACGGGGCATGTATCTGCTTCATCAATAAAGAGACGTGCCCAGCAAATCTTGTTTACATTTTCCTGTGCGGCAAAATCCTTCCACATTGTTGAACTGACAATGATTAAATCAAGGTTCTTAATGTCCTCCTTAATTGTGGTACTAGATGCCTGCTTGCGCTGCTTCACCATCAACGTCTTCAAGGTTGTCTGATCCTTCACATAGCGTTCCCACTGATTTACGAGAGAATGCGGAATAACAAGCAGAGAAGTATTTGCTAGAATGTAGTCTCGTGCTAGAAGTTTCTTATTATCATCGTGCTTCTTAATGACAACAACGTCGTGATTATTTGATGCCTCCGCAGTAAACATTTCCGTCTGAGGACGCTCCATTCCGGCCAAGGAAAGAGCAACGAGGGACTTGCCGGAACCTACGCGGTCTGCAATAACACCATACTTAGTATACATAACTGCTCCGTCTTCACATACAATTCCAGCAGGTCTGTTTGTCTCTAGTTTGCGGGCCGCATTTAGAAGGGCGCGCTGGTGAATCTTAAGAGGGAGTCTAATATGCGCAGGCTGAGGCGCCATTTCGGATTCACTTGTCAATGAATTCTTCAGAATATTTTCAACGGTCTTCAATGCGTAGTCCATTTCTGATTCTTTTTGGCTTTTTAAGGTTGCTTACCCAAGTTCAAATTTTTTACTTTGAAAGTTACCTGCGATAAAGAAGGGACTTAACGACTTCTTGTGTTAGTGTGATAAGATGTCACGGCCTTTTGTAAGTGTAGTTTGCCCAACATATAATCGCCGGCGATTCATTCCGCATATGATTGCCTGTTTTTTGTCACAGACTTATCCTCAGAATCGGATGGAACTCGTAATTTTGGATGACGGATCAGATAAGATTAAAGACCTAATAGATGCTTCCGGTTTAACTAATATTGTGTATCTAGCAGAAGATGAAAAGATGAATATTGGAATGAAACGTAATAAACTGAATGCGGCCGCAAAAGGAGATATTATTGTCTGTATGGATGATGATGATTATTATTCTCCAGAGCGTGTTGAACATGTTGTAAAGAAACTAATGTCAAATCCAAAGTACGATATTTGTGGCTCTTCGCAGATTTTCATGTATTATACCGATATTCAGAAAATTTATCAGTTCGGACCCTATGCTCCTAATCATGCTACAAATGGTACATTTGCTTATCGGCGGCGATTCCTAGACAAACATACATATGATGAAACAGTGACACATGCAGAAGAAACATCATTTGTTAATAAATATACAGAGCCGATGCTCCAACTGGATCCTTTCAAAGTTATGCTTGTAATGGCGCATTCAGAGAATACCTTTGATAAGAAGAAGATGCGGGAAACTCCAAATCCTTTTGTAAAATTAACGAATTATAAGATTAAGGATTTTATTAAGAGACAGCCTGAATTGCTTGCTTTTTTTGAGAAAGCCTAACCAAGAATTGAATCAAGTGTTACAGGAATAGGATTAATATCTTTAGGATGCGGCTTTTCTTTCAACCATGACATTTGTTTAACAACATCCTCGTCGGGTGTCCAAATTGTATTTATCCAACTGTTTCTTCCAAACAAATAGTTTGAAATGAACCAATCATATTTTTCCACATAGGAAAGCGGAAAAAGAGCATATTTTTTTGGAGATGCCGCATTATTTGTTATTCCAATGAAAATATAATACGGAATAATGAAAATAAAACATAATGACGCATAAATACCGAGAATAATTCGCATCAAAGGAGGTTTATAGATAAAATCATTCATAATCAAACTGGGGGATAATACCATAAATCCGATCAGAAGAACGACTACAAATGATATGCCAACGTAAATTCCGAGTTTTTTGGCAAATCGTTCGGGTTCAAAAGTGGAGCGATCTTGTAATGATTCGCCTGCCATAAATCCTATATTCTAAATAGAGAATGCTTGGGCAGAAAACACGAAATAGTAGGAATCTAATACGAAAGACTTTGCGAAAGAAAAGAGGCTCTGCTGACTATATTATTGCTATCCCCTCTTACAAACGAGCAGAAACTCTGCGGGATAAGACGCTACAAGTTTTGAAAGAGCACAAGATTCCAGCAGACCGTATTCATGTATTTGTAGCCACTCCAGAAGAGAAGGAACGCTATGCTGCGACTTTGGAAGAGGGAACTTATGGGAAGTTAATCGTGGCTATCCCGGGAATGGCAGCAGTGCGAAATTTTATTACAGAGCATTATCCTGTTGGCCAGCAGATTGTTAATATGGACGATGACATTAAGGGATTCTTAGAGTACTCTGAGACTGCTAGACGTCACGAAATGCCTCTGCAGAACTTGGATAAGTTTATCCGTGGGGCTTTTGCTGAATCTGCGAAGACTGGATTTCGTTTATGGGGAATCTATCCCGTGCCGAACGGTTTTTTTATGCGTGCTGGAGCACCAACAACTGATTTAAAATATATTATTGGAGCCTTCTGGGGTATTACTAATCCAGGTATTGATGTCTTGCGGGTTACCATTGACGATAAGGAGGATTATTTACGGTCTCTGATTATGTATGTCGCAGATGGCGGTGTACTCCGTTTCCGTACAGTAGCTCCCAAGACGGCCTATTATAAAGAAGCAGGAGGTATGCAGGAAGAACGAACTATGAATCGGGTTACTAAGTCAGCCGAAGCCTTACACAAGGCATTTCCGGATTTGACAAAATTAAATGCAACAAAGAAGTCGGGATACTTAGAACTCCGACTACGCGATGCTAGATCTGATGGTTCAAAGAAATTTGGCTTGGAAGCGTTGAAGGGATATAAGATGCCTAGTGTCTAACTTTCCGCGTTCTGGCATTTCCATTTCCTTCATATCCATTATTATTCTTTTTCTTTGTTTTTGTTTTATACTTGTTTCTATATTCTTTTCTTCTGCGTATAATTTCAGATCTAACTTGCGGATCTAGAAAAGACCGTTCTTTTCTTGCTCCTTCAAGGATAATTTCAACTGTCTCTGTATTCAGTCCCGATGCCTTTAATGTATATTCTAATTCTTGTAGATAAGCGTTTGTTTGATTTTTAATTGAACCACCTCGTACTTTAACTACAATAGCTGCTCCTTCCGCATTCTTTCTTGCTTCTTCTTCTAGATAATCAAATTGACGGCCTTTTTGTTCTTGCTCTTTTAAAAGAGGGAGATTCTTGTTATTTGGTGTTGGATATACTCTTAATTTTTTTGGTATTTTTTTAAATGTGTGCGGCTGAGATAATGTATTTACATTTACATAGGCTGGATGGGGTCCAACTTCCAAATGATTGTTAAAACGTGTTAGTCTTCCAGCAACAAATCTTACGCCTCTTGGTTGCTGGACTTGAGCTAAGCAGGCTGCGCCTTGGCAACCGGCAGGAGAAGGAGCGGGTGTTACACGAATTCCTTGGCTGGGTGGAGGAGGTGGAGGTCTTCCATTAGCATATCCAACAAACGCATCTTGAGGAGCAGTGGGTGTAGGTGGTATATTGTTCTCAGCAGGCGCAGAACCAGGAGCAAATCGTCTTAGACGAGCATTCCTCGTAAACTTATTTGTATGCGACATACCCTACTTTTAACCAATAACTTAGACAGCAAACTGAAGTGACCCCATACCCGACGTGATGACTAAGAAGTTTACGCTTTCCACATAGACTGTGAAATCGTAATCGTATTCTGGATCGGGTGGCAAAGGATAAGGATTGACTTCTAATTGGAAATTGTTAATAACACTGACATTTAGGGAGCCAGAAGGCTGGAGAAGGTCAGACCCTTTGACCGCAAAACTATATACATAAAGAGGACCAATTGAATCTTTTCCTACTACGCCAGTGGTAGCACCCAATAAATTATCGTATGGCTGCTGGAGACTAAAGTATTCCGCCGGTTTCTCCTCAAAGATCTCATTGCCCATACACAAGATTCTAGCAGACTGTAGAATATCATGCTGTGTTCCTGCGACTATAATTCCTGAACTTCCGGCAATAGGAACATTGCTAGAATCTCTACCCGCTAGAACTGGCCGAACATCCGCATATTTCCAGTTTGTACAATTCAAATAATCATTGCGATAAACGATTGAATCACTGCGACGACCAAACCAAACCATACGGCGAATCATATTATGTGCGTCCAAATCAAACTTTGTGCGGCTGTTAACTGCTTGATAATTAAATCCTTGAATTTGTGTGGTAATATATTGGAATGTTTG